GAGAGGAGGCGGAATGAGCGAGCTCAAGCGTGCAATTGATTTTCTGGCAGGACGCAATTCTGATTTGGCGACAGACCTGAACGGGATCGGGTTCAACAAATTCGACACCCCGTTGGGTATGCGCCTCGCAGAACTCCCCGCTGAGAATTGGACGCCCCGCCAGGCCCGCTCTGCGTGGCGCTTGCTGGCGAAATACCGCCGTCAATTGAGCGTTGCCGGAATCGACTACAACGCCATCCCCGAACCGCCGCCAGCGCAGACGCAGAGTGGAACCACCCGCTTGATCGCCGCGAATGACAAATATTTCATGGTGTCATTCGGTTATGATCCGGCGCTGGTCAACGCCGTCAAAGAATTGCCCGGGCGCCGGTTTGATGGCGCGTCGAAAAAATGGACAGTTCCCGCGAACGCCTCAGCCGTCGAACCGCTATTCAGGTTCTACCAGCAGCATAATTTTGACATCGACGGAACTGCATTGAATCTCATGGCAAATCTGACAGAGCAGCGCGCCGAGCGGATCGAGGCCAGCCGCGCCGCCGATGCCGTGATCGAGGTGCAGGGGCTAGGCGGTGAGTTGCGACCATTCCAAAAAGCCGGTGTTTCCTACGCGCTCAGCACCAAGCGGCTGTTCATCGCCGACGAGATGGGGCTCGGTAAAACGATCCAGGCGCTTGCCACTATCCACGCCGCGAATGCCTATCCCGCGATCATCGTGTGCCCCGCCTCGTTGAAGCTCAACTGGGCGCGTGAAGCGGCGAAATGGCTCCCTGGCAAATCGATCAGCATGTGGAATGGCAAGGCCGGAATTGCCGCCGATGTCATCGTGATCAATTACGATGTGCTGAGCAAGCATGTCGAAGCGCTCAAGGCGCTGAATCCCCGCACCGTTGTTTTCGATGAATCGCATTATGCCAAAAACTACAAAGCCAAGCGGACCGAAGCCGCGAAGGAACTGGCAAAAGGCGTCGAGTATCGCATCGCGCTGACCGGGACGCCGGTGCTGAATCGACCACAGGAATTGATCAGCCAATTGGGAATCATCGGACGCCTGAATGATGTGGGCGGCGACTTCTGGACATTCGCCAAGCGATACTGCGGAGCCTATCGGGATCGGTTTGGTTGGAACATGAGCGGCGCGGCGCATCTGGATGAGCTCAACGAGAAGATGCGAGCGACCTGCTACATCCGCCGCAACAAGGCGGATGTTCTGAAAGAACTGCCCGCCAAACAGCGATCGATCGTTCCTGTGGCGCTGAGCAATCGCCGCGAGTATGATCGCGCAGAATCAGAATTGATTTCATGGCTTGGCGAGCAGGCGGAAAGCGACAAGGCATTTTTGGCGAGTATCGCACACCTGGGCGCCGCTGAGCAGCAGGCCGCGAAATACGCGCGCCGCGAGGAAACAGAAAACAGCGCAGCGCAGGCTGAGCAGTTGGTCAGGATCGAGGCGCTTAAGCAACTGAGCGCCGCTGGCAAATTGGAAGCCGTGATCGATTGGATTGAATCATTCATCGACTCGGATAAGCTGGTGGTATTCGCGCATCACATTGACATCGTGAACGCGATTGCTGCGAGATTCAACGCTCCGGCCATAACCGGATCGACGCCACTTGATAAACGGCAAGAATACGTCGATCGCTTCCAGAACGATCCTGATTGCAAGTTGATTGTGTTGAACATCCGCGCCGGCGGAGTTGGACTGACGCTGACGGCAGCCAGCAATGTGGCGTTTATTGAATTGGACTGGACGCCGGCGGCGCATGACCAGGCCGAGGATCGCTGTCACCGCATCGGGCAGACTGACGCCGTGAACGTTTGGTATCTTCTGGCCGATAACACGATCGACATGGAGATCAACGCTCTGATCGACCAGAAGCGCGCTGTAGTTGACGCGGCCACGGATGGCAGCGCCGAGGCGCAGCGCAGCGGGGTCATGAATGACCTCATCAAGCGATTGATTGAGAAATAGGAGGCAACACTGTGAGCCGCATTCACCTCGATACAGAGCATGACACAGCAATCATTCGCCTCATCGCGCGGCGCGATCGTCTGACCAATCGCCGCGATGGGCGCCTTAACCGACCCGCGCTGGATGAGATTGACGCGCAGTTGTCGGCGCTCTGCCCGGCCGGGCAGAGCAACGATGTTGATTTGCTGTTGGGCCGCAGTTGCGCGGTGCTGCCTGATTACGAACGCTTGAGCAAAGGTCTGCCGGATGGCATCACAGATGAGTATAGCAGCGCAACGGAGGGACATTGGTAAATCTGCGCCTACCACGCACACGACACCAACCAGAACACACACCACACTACAAGGACACCAACGATGAACATCAATAATGCATTCCCTAGTAAGTGGCTCAAGTCCGGCGACGCGGAAGAAGGCGATCTGCATTTGACGATCCGCGATGTTGTGATGGAGGATATCGGCAGCGGCGAGAATCAGGAGCACAAGCCGGTGTTATACTTCCACGAAACTGATAAGGGCATGGTTCTGAACAAGACCAACGCCGACACGATCAGCAAGTTGTACACCCCCGAAACCGACAACTGGATCGGCAAGCCGATCAGCGTGTTTGCCACTGAGGTTGATTTTGCCGGTAAGCAAACATTGGCATTGCGCGTTCGGCTGCGCGCACCCAAGAGCAGCAACGGTACTGATTCTCGCGTTCACGATCCGGTTACGGCGTTCTGGCTCGAAGTCAAGCAGCGCGAATTGACGAAGGATAGCGCTCAGCACTATCTTGCTGATGCTGCTGGCGATTTTGATAAGGCGCTCGAACTGCTCAAGGCGCAAGCCTGACCCGCCGCCGCTGGCGCGTGCGTGACGGACTGAATGGCGATAGACGGCGCGCCGGCGGCACAGGAATATCGATCATGATCATGCCGCAGAAGAACAGCGACGACGATGATAGCGGAGCCTGGGGCATTTGGTTCTTCGGATTCATGATGTTTGCCGGGCTGATCCTGCTGATTGCAAGCGAGGCGCTATGAGCGACGATACCAAACGAGCGATCTTTGCCTATTTGAACGACGTGACGAGCAGCGCCCCAGGCGCTTACGATCTCAAGGCGCTGATTACCGAGGAGTTCGCGCTGACGCCGGATGAAGCCGCGCAGGTCATGTGCGAATGGTGGGCCACATGGGATTGATTGACGCCGCTGCCGCGAACGATACTGCGCTCGTGCGCCAATTGTATGACGAGTGGGGCGGGCATTACGTGCTGCGCCGTTTATTGATGGGCGCGTGGTGCGATGTGCGCCCGCTGAGCCGCTCCGAGGCGCTTACGATCGCGTTGCGACCGGATGAGACATTGCCGATCGTCTATCCGCAGAAGTCATCATGACCGCAACGACCGCGCAGCAACTCGCCAACGAATATTGCGCTGAATCTCCCGGCCTCGGTCAGATTGTGACACGCGGCGGGCGGGCGGGCGTGCTGTTTATCGGGCCGGATGATCCAGCCGGCGGCACATTCATCCCGTTCGATTGGCTAGGCTACAACAGCCGGATTGGTTTTTTTGACAAGAGATTATTCAAAGAGGAGCCATCGCTATGAGCATTTTGAAGCAAATCACCATCAATGATATACGCGCATTCAATCCGCGCTACGACCTGGCGCGATTTTTGCCAGAGGACTGGTGCGGCACTGCCGTCGATATCCTGCGGGTGGCAGACTGCCCGCCGCAAGATCGACTGTGGGTTGTGCTGCGCGAGGAATTGATCGACGCGCGCATGTTGCGGCTGTTCGCGGTGTGGTGCGCGCGGCAGGCGTTGGCGCTCGTAGATAATCCCGATCCGCGTAGCATTGCCGCGTGTGACGTGGCGGAGCGATACGCTAACGGAGCCGCGACGAGGCTCGAATTATATGCCGCAAGGGCCGCCGCATGGGACGCTGCATGGGCCGCTGCAGGGGACGCTGCATGGGCCGCTACATGGACCGCCGCAAGTAACGCCGGGGACGCTGCAGGGGACGCTGCATGGGCCGCCGCAGAGGCCGCTATATGGGCCGCCGCAAGTAACGCCGCAGGGGCCGCCGCAAGGGCTGAACAGATTGATAAACTGATCGAGATGTTGACGGAGCCAGATATAGTGTGACGGTTTGCGCGACGTATCAGCGCCGTGTCAAACCCTGCTATTGACACGATCGCGCGATTAGATTTATACTGTACTGCATGGTGACTGTTAATCGCAACCATGCAGGCAACAAAAAGCGCCGCGACCTCAGCGCGAGGTCAACGGCGCTTTTTGTATTGACGAGGAGGCACGATGACGAAGGAATTGTGGATCGCTCTATTGCAGTTTGTCAGCGGCGTGGTGATTCTAGGCGGACAGGTGCTCCCGCTGCCGCCTGAGGTCCAGCCGTGGATCGCGTTCGCGGTCGGCGTAATCAACCTGGCGCTTTCGGCGTTTTTTGGCGTGCAGGGATTCCGGGCCAGGGCAGCGGCAAAGGCGGCGAAATAGCACCGCTTTTTGCTGCGCGGCGGTAGGCCATGACGTTAGCTGAGGTCGCCTCGTTTATCGCCGTGGTGCTGGCGGCGTATGCGACCTACCGCAACACGACGCGCACCGCCGAGATCGCGCGGCTGCAGGAGCGTATCGCCGATCTCGAAAAGCGATTGGCCGATGCGGAGCAGCGTGCGAACAGCAACGAGCAGAAGGCGATCGACTACCGCCAGGATGTGATCAAACTTGGCGAGCAGTTAGAGGCAGAGCGCCACGAATCACTACGGCGGATCAGCCTGGTAGCGGCAGACGGCAATGCCAAGATCGCTAAAGTTGTCATCGTCCTGGAGCGAGTTGTGATCGACTTTGAGGCGGCGACCGGCTCAAAGCCCGACATCGACCTCGAAGCGTTGAAACGACTGACGGTAATTGAGAATGTCACGGATCGGCTCGGCCCGATCGATGTCCACGCCGTGAGACGCTATGAGCAGCGCGATCATGCATGATACATCATCCCGGAGCCTGGGTAATTCATGACGGTCATACTATCCAGCAGGCGAGTGAATCATTCTGCACGCTGTTCCGCTGTGATCTTGATAATCTCATTGGTCGCCGGATGGAGTCGATCATTGCCGATCCCGATGCGCGCTCATTGGCGCTGTTGCGCGGGGCGCGCATTATCAATCGCGGCGCTGACGAGGTTCACCAGATGGATTATAAGTTCCTGCGCTGTGACGGCTCGCTGTTTTGGGGCACGGCACACTCGCGCAAGCTAGACATCGATTTGTATGTCACGCTCATTAGGCTTGAATACGACACGTACTGATAGGGCAACGGGCAAGCCGCGTCAGTGTTGCCCCCGGCTGATGACCGGCCTCCTTAGCTGGCGCGGCTGCCGATAGGTGCAGCATGTGGCAAAACGCGGTGTTACAGAATTTCTACAGGTCTTTCAGGATGTTGGCGCGACGTTTTTTGACCTTGAGACAGATGTGTTGGTCGTGCTGGACGATCGCGGCAATATCGAGCGCACCAACCCGGCCTTCGCGCGCGTGTTGGGCTACACAGAGCATGACGTATTCGGCTGCGGCCTGGTGCAGTTCGTCACGGTCGATGACCTGGCAAAATTCATCAAGGCGTTTAATTGGGTTCCAAGGCCGGAATCGTTCAGGATGCTACACCGGGGCGGCGGCGTGATCAATATGAAACTCGTGGCGGCGCGCTTCCGCAATCGCAAGGGCTATCTCGTGCTGAGGCAAGTCTAATGGCTCATGAGGTCGTGAGTAAGTGCGGCGTGCATTGCATCGGGCCTAAACGAATCGGCTATGGCGATTTTCTGAGCCGCATCGCGCAAGCCGGCCGGCAACTGGCGCTGGTCAAATGCCGCGATGATATGGGGGCAATGGATGATGCTCTGTTATTGTGGCCCGATCTGCTGACCATCGGCGCGAAAACAGAATGGGATGACGCCGGGTACAGCGTCGATGAAGCATATAATCGCATCATGGCCGCGCATCACATTGATCCAAAGGTCAAATATTGGGAATACTTCAACGAGCGCGATGGAGATTATCGGCAGCAAGCCGATCTGTATATCGCGCTCATGCCGCGTTTGGCGCACGAGGGCATCGGACTATGCATGTTCAATTGCGCTTCGGGCACGCCGCAACTGCCGAGCATTGACGAGGCCCCCTACCGCGAGATTGCACGTGCCTGCGCTTTCATGCGCGCCAACGATTACGATGCGATCCTGGGCCTGCACGAGTACAGCAGCGATGGCAATACGATCGAGCGTCACAATGCCCTGACCGATTATCTTGCCGCGCGCCACGCGCTCATCCCGATCGCCATTACCGAGTACGGTTTTGAAACGTATTATTTTGACGATGCTGCATACATGGCGTTGGTCAAGGACAATGATCCGGAATATATGCGGCACGAAGTCATCCTCGGCTGCGCGCTGTGGACCCTGGGCGGCGGCGGGTGGGCCTCGGCCAATTATCAGACGATGCTCCCGGAGCTGGGCGAATACATCGCCACGGTCGAGCCAGTCGAGCCGGAGCCGCCATTACCCGATGACGATTTTCCCCCCATCGTCGTCACGGCGCACCTGGTGCCGCAGGATACGACCAGCGCAGAATATGACATCGTGCAGGCTGCAGCGTTGCCAAACAAAAATGATGTTATTTTTTCTGCGGACGTTGCCAAACACATTGTGCTGCATGGTCAGCCGGGGAGCAAGGTCATCGTATGGCAACCGGATCGCTGGTCGGATAGCATCACGGATTACCTGGCGCCAGCCCAGGTCGAACTGCGCTATTTCACGCCGCCGATTCCGCCGGGCGCACCAGCTTGGCGCGGATTGCACATGCGCGCCGATGGGCACAGTCAGGTCAAGGATTACGAATGCCTTGACGTGGCGCGCTGTGATGCGGCCAAGATCATGACCAACACTGATTTTGATGAGCTGCACATGCTGATCGCGTCGGGCATTGCGCCCGATCGGATTGTATTGCGGCTGTTTGCTGACTTCCGCGATCGGGTGATTTTTCCTGAGGATTTCTATGATTGGCAACGGGCCTGGCTCGGCGAGTTTACGCGCTCGGGCGGCCGTTACGTCGAAATCCACAACGAGCCGAATCATCCGAGCGAGGGTTATGGTACATCGTGGTCATCTGCGGCCAGTTGGGGCAATTGGTACAACGAAGTGGCCCGCCGCATCCGGGCTTCCTATCCGAGCGTGTTGATTGGCTGGCCGGGTTTGTGGCCTGACGCGGCCTCTGCGCCGTCGTTCATCGCGGCGATGCGCGCCTCAATCGACGTCGACCTGATTGATTGGATCGGCGCACATAGCTACTGGACTAATGCCGCGCAAATGAACGATCCGGATCATGGGCGCTGGTATCTGCGGCTGTTGGGATATGGCAAGCCAGTCATTGTCACAGAATTTAGCAACAAAGGCGTGACGGATAGTGACGCGGCCAAGGGCGCGCAATACAAAAACTATTATATTACACTTGATGTTGGTGTGTTGGGCGCATTTGCTTTTGTATCATCTGCCAGCGATCCGGATTTCAACACGAGCCGCGAGACGTGGCAGCGCAATGGCTCGCTGACGGACATCCCGCGCGCAGTGGGGGCCGCGGCATGATGACGCTCTACGCGCTCACGATCAAAGATGGTGCTTTCACGTTTATGCCAGTGGCCGAGCCGATCACGCGCATCCTGCCGGTAAAATGGATCGGGCAGAATACAGCCCGGCCCGATGACGACTACAGTAATAGCGATTGCGGGCCGGCCTGTGTCGCCATGTGGCTCGGCTATCGCGGCGTGACGGTGAGCGTTGATGATGTGAGCCGCGCCACAAGCAAGCCGCCCGGCTATATTTATACGGTATTTGCCGACCTGGATCGCGCCGCGAATCAGTACGGCCTTGACCTGGTGCATCAGTTCGGCACGCTCACGCTGGAGATCATCCGGCGTGAAATTGACGCCCGGCGGCCGGTGCTCGCGCTGGTGCATTACCCGTCACTGCCGGATCGATTCAGCGCGACCTATGCGCAATCGCACTGGATTCTGATCGTGGGCTATGAGGGCAAGACCTATTTTTATCACGATCCGTATTGGCCAACCGAAGCGGGCGGCGCGCTCAATCCGATTTCGGCGGCGGATCTGGTGAAGGCCCTGCAGAACGTGACTGCGAACGGGAACACGGCGATGCAAGGCGCGACGCAGAAAACAGAGTGACGATGCTTGACTGGGACATTCCGATCGAAGAGGCGGTGGAGACGTGCAAGCGCATCTCGTCGATGCTGCCCGGAAATAGATCGGGAAAACGAATGGGCGACGTGGTGAAACTTGAGCTGGCACGGGATGAGATCGCGAAGGTATCCGAGCCCGAGCACGGGAATGACAGCGCAGCTAATGAGACTTAGTAGTTGAGTTTTTCTACTTTTGGAACATGCCGAGACGAAAGACGACGACGAACCAATATGCGCGCAAAGCACGGCGGACAACCAAACGAAAAACGGATGCCAAGACCGCGTTCCCTGCGCCAGAACAGACGCCCGGGCAGCCGAAGAGCCGCGAGGCCTTCGACGCCTTCGAGAGTCATCACGAGTCGTGTGGGTGGTGGGCGGATTATACGCATCTGAGGAACGAGGGCTTTACCTGGCGCGTGGCGGCTTACATCGCCTGGGCGTCCAGCCCTCTTCAACGGAGGTGGCCGGCGACGCTGAAAGAACTGGCCACGACGGTGCTGGGGCTGAAATCGGATAAGGTGATTTACAAGTGGCGCAAGATCAATCCACAAATCGAACAGCGGGTCGAAGCCTTCCGGGCAGAGCCGCTGCTGCGCTACCGATCGGATGTGCTGCACGCGCTGGTCGACGTGGCGAGCACGCCGGATCCGAGCGCGCACAACGATCGCAAATTGTTCCTGGAGATGAGCGGCCTGTACACGCCGAAGGCGCAGACCGTGCTGACCGGCGCGAACGACGGGCCGGTCGGGGTGAGCGTGGCGCATGACGATCTTGACAACGCCATTGAGCATGAACTGGCGCGCCTGGCCGGCGGAGGCCAAGCAGCGGCTGCTGACCCGGCTGCAGACGATGTACGTGCCGCGGGGCAGCGCGCTGGAATTGATGCGGACGCAGCAGCCTGAAGTGCTGATCGGCGGTCCGGCAGGCACCGGCAAGAGCCGGTCCTGCCTTGAGAAATTGAACAAACTCGCCTGGCAGTATCCGCGGTCGCGCTACCTGATCGTGCGGAAGACGCGCGAGAGCCTGACCGAGAGCGCGCTGGTCACATTCGAGGAGCAGGTCTTGAAGTCGGACGATCGGGGCGGGCAGGTGATCGCGACGGGCGGGCAGCGAAATCAGCGGCACAGTTACCGTTATCCCAACGGGAGCGAGATCATCGTCGGCGGCCTGCGCACGAGTTTCAAGGACACCACTGAGAAGGTGATGTCCACCGAGTACGACGTGATCTACGTGCAGGAGGCGATCGAGCTGTCGCTGAACGAATGGGAGCGCTTGAGCACACGCAAGCGCAACGGGCGCGTGCCGTTCCAGCAGATGATCGCGGACTGCAATCCGGCCGGGCCGAATCATTGGCTGTGGTTGCGCTGCCAGGATGGCCACACGAGCTACATCGCGAGCCAGCACACGGACAATCCGCGGCTGTGGGACGCGCTGGCCAACGACTGGACGGCATTCGGGCGGGCCTACATCGCCGATCTGGATCGGCTGACGGGCACGCTGCACGATCGGCTGAGGCTGGGCAAATGGGTGCAGGCCGAGGGTGTGGTGTACGACAACTTCGACCTGGGCAATTTGACGGACGACGAGCCGGACCGGGAGCGGCCATTCGAGATCGCGTTCGACGACGGCTACATCGATCCGCGGGCGATCCTGTTCATCCAGCGCACGGGCCAGCGCATCCTGGTCTTCGACGAGCTGTATCACAAGCGGCACCTGGAAGAGGTCTGCATCGGCGAGATGTTGCGGGTCTGCGGAAAGTGGTTCGGCTGGAAGGACGAGGCGGCCGGGCTGCCGGCGAGACTGCCGGAGATCGCGGTTGGGTCACACGAGGCAGTGCAGCTGCACAAGCGGTTAAAGCAAACGGATATTCCGAGCCGATCGGCGCTGCACAAAATCGTGCAGGGCATTCCCGTGGTGAGGGAATTGATCTGCGACGGGGCCGGCTACCGGACGCTGCAGGTGCACCGGCGCTGCAAGAATCTGATCAACGAGTTGACGAGCGGCTACAAGTACCCGGCCGAGGGGACGCGGCGCAATGAAGAGGAACCGCTCGACGAAGACAATCACGCGGTGGATGCGCTGAGGATGTGGGCATGGTTAAGAGCAAGGAAATAATCAGGCGTCTGCTGAATGACCGGGCCGTACGGGTCCTGTTCGGCAGTGTGATCCTGGTGCTGGCGATCGTGGCGATTTCCGCTCTATTCACGGCCAGCGCGCCGGGCCAGGCGAAGACGCCGGGCCAGGTGCTGCAATTCAACGGGCAGACGTTGAGCCTGGACGGCGCGGCGCAGGTCAAGGTCCAATCCAGCAATTCGGTGACGGCTTACGGCGACGTGACGATGACGGTCAACACGGTGACGGTGACGGTATGGATGCGAGAGCCGGGCAGGTAATCCGCTTCAACGCGCAGCGCGCCTGGCGTTGGGCTAGGCGGATGCTGGGCGTGCTGATCGTGTTCGTGATTGCGGCGCTGCCGCTGGTGATCGGATTCGTGGGCGGCGTGGTGTACGCCGTGGCGCGGATCGTGTGGTTTGCGCTGATGGAGGGCTTCGCCAGCGGGAGCAATTTGATCGAGCGGCGGCGCAGTGACTAATGGTAATTAGCTGCACTGAACGGACGAGGGCGACATGAACCTATTTGATCGCATCGTAGCACGGGCGAGAGGAAAAGCGCTGGCGGACGTGCACCCGGAGACGCTGGACCGGGAGCACCTGGCCATCATCCGCTCGGACGGGGTGATGAGCCAGACGCCCTACTCGTTCCTGAGCGGCGTGCAGGATTACGAGTCGTACGTCTGGGTGCGCAAGGCGATCAAGGTCATCTCCGACAATCTCAGCGTGCTGCCGCTGCAGGTGAAGCGCGGCGACCAATTGGTCACCGGCCACCCGCTGATCGAGCTGCTGACCAACGTCAACGAGACCATGACGAGCATCGACCTGTGGAACCAGTGGGTGACGGATATGATGCTGGGCGGCGAGGAAGGCTGGGAGCTGGTCAGGAACACGCGGGGGCAGTATACGGAGATCTGGCCGCGGCAGCCGCATACGATCTACGTGCACGCCGACCAGGCGAAGAAGCGGTATTACAAAGTCGATCACTACACCATCGACGACGGCCAGGGCGATCCGTACGCCCTGCAGCCCGACGAGATGATGCTGTTCAAGTTCTACAATCCCCGCAACCCCTGGCGCGGCATTGCGCCGATCACCGCCGTGCGCATGTCGATCCTGATCGATACCTACGCACAGGCCTGGAGCAAACTGTTCTTCAACAATAGCGCGCGACCTGACTATGCCGTCGTGGCACCCGAGGGCGTGACGAAGACCGAGCGCGAAGACCTGGAGAAGCAGCTGTCGCAGAAGTTCGGCGGCGCCGGCGCGCACAAGCCGATCGTGCTCGAAGAGGGCATATCGGACATCAAGATTCTGTCGTTCCCGCCCAAGGATATGGAATGGCTGGAGCAGCGGAAGACGAGCCGCGAGGAAGTGGGCGCGATCTTCGGCATACCGGACGAGATCATGGGCTGGGGCCGCGACACCTACGAGAATTTCGGCACGGCGCTGCGCGTGCTGTGGACGCTGACGATCGTGCCGCTGGCCAACCAGCGCGACACGCACTTAACCGAGTATTTCCAGCGCGTGAAGGTGCTGCGGCCGGACGAGAAGGTTATTACCGATC